TAAATTCGGAAATAAGTTTGCTTGCGGCCGCTAGAAAAACAGATTTAAATTCTATTGAGTCAACAACAAATCAAGAGATAAAAATTGTAAGCGTTGATCCACCAAAACCAAAATCATTATTATTGGAACAACAAAGTCAAAATGTAATATTTTCCCCGATACGCGGTAATATAGAGTTAAAAGTTGTTACTGAAGATGGAACAAAAACAGATCTTACAAACCAAATTGTAAACAGTGTTGAGTTCCAACGGCAGGTTGTTCGATTGATACAAGAAAAAATGCAAGCACCACAATACAACAATGTTCCAAATTTGACACAGGTTTGATGTGAAAAAAAACTAAGGCAAGTATTTATAGAATGTATAAATATGCCATCAAATCTAACTTTTGCCGCAACATCTGTACTTCGGAATAGTTTAATCGGCCGAAATCTGAAACCATACACCAAGCCTGGTGTTTTTGTGTATTCAGTTTCTAATTCGACAAATCAATATGAACCAAATCAATATTCGGTTGTTAATTCACCTGATAATTTGATTGACCAATCACCGTTTTCTGACGGTTTATATCTCGCAAACGAATATGGCCCAGATGGCGGGTATAACAAAGATATATCAGGATTAATAAATGTTTCACAGACTCAGACAAATAAAGGACAATACGGACCATTTCCGCCATATACAGAGACATTAAAATTGTTTTCTAAAACGTTTCAACGAAAAAATCAAATAAAAAATGAATATTCGCCAAGAGGTGGGTTTATACGTTATTATGACATTGGCGATGTTGTTAAAGTACAAAAAAACACAGTTTATTGGGACCCACCAAGTTTTAGACCCTCAGTATATTCACCGTACAGTGTATTACTTCAGGAATTACCAACAGGGTCAAACGGTACAATTCTTCAAGACTCGAAACTAGCACAGCTTGGAATTGAATTCTTAAAGAAAGGATATCAACAAAGAATAGAACAAAATATTATTACAGAGACAATTGGTCGTGTAAATATTTTAAACGGACTACAAAACCCTATTAATTTATCGTTAATTTTGGCCGGAAAAAGACCTATTATTTTTAGGGATTATAAAATAACATCTGGTGGCTCAAATATAATATCTCAAGGTCAAGACATTGTCCAACGAATTGCTGGGTTTACTTTACCAATATCACCAATTCCTGGTGATTATTTTACAATAGATGACGAACAGAGAACAATAAACTCTACACAATCTTTAGAAAACGCAAATAGTACAGGGTTTTTAGGTGGGCTGTTTGGGTTATCTGGGAACAGACCAACATCACCGTCTCAATTATTTTTAGATTATACAGGTGAAGGGCAAAGAGCACAACTTACAAATAGTTTAAACTATAATCGTTATAGACCTAAATATAATACTGGTGGGCGCGGTATATTTTCGGCACTCGGACAGGCAATTTTTGGTGCCACATCTCAAGACCTAGGACAAGGATTTTATTATGTGGGTAGTTCTTACAGAGAACCAATTTATCTAAATTCTCCACCTGGAGAGATACCAATTAATGAGTTCGGTGAACAAATTTTAGCACCAGTTTATGGTTCTCAAATACTAAGCAACGAATATGAGGGACAAGAACTTTCCGAACGGTTAAATTTTGGTTTGGTTGGAACAAATTATCAGAGTCAAGGAGATATTACTGGAGGCTTTACTTGGATTAATAGTAAGGTCACACCAAATGCGGGAAAAAGGGTAGGCCCCAAAGGAACTAGTTTATCTGAAGATCCTGACTATTCCGCAATATCAAATCAATTTGTTAATAGTGAGTCATCCAACGAACGATACCAATTCAGAGTTGGCTCTATTTTGGATGACACACAAAGATTGGTCGAATCTATGCCTCTTGGGGGCAATAGGTTTTCTCATGTCGGAAATGCAATAAATCAAACAAGTAAAATTTTTAATGATGGTTATAAACAAATAACTAAAGGATCTAGAGTTACAAGTTTTACTCCAGGACAATTTAATGTTCCATTAGAATATTGTAGAGTTTTTACTAAAGATATTCCTTACATATCATATTCTGATTTACAAAAATCAGATGGTAATATCAGAAAAGCTTCATATTCAATTCTAGATAAAACATATCAATTAAATATTGCGCCTGAAAAGGGTGGAGACTCAATATTGCGAGGCGATGGTGGGGTAAAAAAATATATGTTTTCTATAGAAAATTTAGCTTGGAGAACTTCATCACGACCAGGGTTTAGATATCAAGACTTACCAAAATGTGAACAAGGGCCAAATGGTGGAAGAATTATGTGGTTTCCTCCATATGATTTAGATTTTAGTGAAGATACAAGACCATCATTTAATGAAACAACCTTCTTAGGACGGCCAGAACCAATTTATACCTATAAAAACACATCAAGAACTGGAACTTTAAAATGGAAAATACTTGTAGATCATCCATCTATATTAAATCTAGTGACTCAAAAAGTTTTAGCAAATGAGGGGTCAAAAAAAATTGCAGATCAAGTAATTAACTCGTTCTTTGCTGGTTGCAAAAAATATGATTTATATGAATTAGCATCAATATACAATAATGTTTCACTTTCTGATCTACAAGCTTGGCAAGAAATCGTTAATAACCCAAATGCAACACAAGAACAATATCAAGACACTATTAATAACATAAAATCTGACCCAGAAAGCGTAAATATCCAGACCACTCAAAGTCAAACAGCAACACCATCGTTTAATGAATATGTAAATTTTGGTTTTTATTATGAACATGACATACCAAAACAACAACGACAAGAATTTCAACCATTGTATGACACTTATGTGTCACAAGCCAATAAAGACAACTATAATGTAAATACGAGACCAAGAACTCAAGCACAACCAGTACAAGATTTTTTTACTCAAGTTGTTGAGGGAAATCATAATAAAATAAAAGAGTTTTGTAAAAAATTATATGACTTTTTATCTGAAGATTCAACAGCCACTGTTAAAATCACTCTTTTCTCTGCGGCGTCATCTCCAGGACTTGAATCATACAATTTACCACTTTCACAGAGACGTAACGAATCCGCGTTAATTTTTTTTCAAAATTATTTAATTGATGGTAATAAAACACTTTCAGAATATATTGGTACTAGACTTATAATAAATGGTGTTGCTCGAGGTGAAACTACAGTTGTAAACCCAAAAACTAGTGATGGTACTTGTCTAAGTAGTGTCGATTGTTCTCAAACACTTACCGGACTTACACAAATTTATTCAATTAGTGCCATGGCATGTAGAGTTTCTAACATACAAAGTATTACTGTAACAACTACACCAATAAATCCAGAACCTACAAATACAGATTCAAATATTGTTTTAACTCAAGATGGTAGAGAAAATCAAACATATGTTAAACCAAAACCTAATGTAATCAGTCAACCTGCAAAAGATCTTTATAAAGGAGCTTCAAAAAAATTATTAAGACAATTACTTAATGAATGTGATTATTTTGAAGTTTTAAAAGAAACTGATTTTTTTGTATACGATTCAATTAAGAACAAACTTAAAAATTTTACACCATCATTTCATTCTGTAACACCTGAAGGATTAAATTCTAGGTTAACATTTTTACAACAATGTGCTAGACCTGGTGACACAATACCCACAATAGGCCCCGACGGAAAACCGATTGTAAATGATGCACTCAATACGTCATTTGGGGCTCCACCAGTACTCGTTCTTAGAGTCGGTGATTTTTATAACACCAAAATAGTTCCAACTGGTTTTAATTTTGTATATGAAAAACTTTACGATATGAATCCTGAAGGAATAGGGTTTCAGCCAATGATAGTTAATGTAACAATGAGTTTCAATTTTTTGGGAGGATCTGGACTTGCAAAACCAATTGAATTATTACAAAACGCTTTGTCTTTTAATTATTATGCAAATACAGAAATTTATGATGAAAGAGCAGAATCAACTGACACCTCTTTTAATACACTAGACCAACAAATTATAGAAAAAATTCAAAATAAACTACCAACAGTCGGAGTGTCAAACACAAATCAACAATTACAAAACTTGGGAGGAGACACAATTGGTGTGTTATCTCAAACAGGTTCAAACCTCTCTGGTATTACTGGTAATATTGATTATACAAATTTTGTGGCACAATTTGTCACATATACACAAACATATTTTACAATAACTATTAGTTTTTACGAGAAAATATTAAAAAAATATGGATACGGTGTTCTCACTCTTTTAAATACCAAATATTTAGGTAATTTAGGATATCAAAAAGGGGTTTTAATTAGAGATCCAGTTTACCTATATGGTAAGCCTTTACTTTATCAATTAAATGTTGACAAGATATTTGAAATTTTATCGGTTTACAATGAAGGTCAAAATTTAAATATTTTTACTGAGGCCACAGTTGGAACTAGTGGTACTACGTACGGCCCCGGCTTGATGAGCAATCAAGCGGTTACACAAGCACAAAGAGATCTGTTTAAAGGAAATTATCAAAGATTTTTAGACACATATAGAACAAATTTTATTAATGATTTAACAGATTGGGTCTCACAGTTAGTACAGTTTGAACAAAATTATGTTTTTGAAATTGATAAAGCAACTTTTCTAGGAAAAAATTTATCTGACGGAAAAATTAATTCAAAAGGAAGTCCTGTAATTTACAATTTTATTGGTGATACAACACAACAGACTAAACTTATTAATGACTTACAAACAATATCTGCCGATCTTAATTATTTTATAAATTCACTACATGACGGAAAGTTATACAATGAATTGTATTTTCAGTCTGATTTAGAAAAACCTTTAAATGACCCATATTCGTCTTTCATATATTACACGGCCAACGTTTTTGGTTCATCGGCCGCACTTTTAAGTTCGGCACAACAAGCAGAATATCTAATTCTTTGTAAAATATACACAGATCAAACTTCTCTTTCTAATTTTTTAAGAGAACTTTCTGAAGGATTGTCACCATATGTTAGAGATATTGTTTATCGTTACTATGGAACTTTTTTAAAAAACACTTATGATGAATTAACTAGATCTGGTATTGAACTTTTAAACACATACAAACAAACAATAGGAAGTGGGTTTGTAAATTTTACACCAACATTTCAACCAAATATGGGGCCTCAAATACAAAGAACAATTAATTTCCAAGAAAATTTTTTTCCAAGCAATTCACAAAAAACAGAATTAGTTAATTTATATTCGCCAAATAACATCGATCAAAATCCAATAACATTTAATTTAAAAAAGAAATTTAACTAATGGATCAATATTATAATCGTTATCAAGAATTTTTAATTAATGGTCAACAAACTGTTGTACCATATGTTTCACTTCCATCAAAAGGAACGGATCAAAGATTTATTTACAAAGCGTCAGTAAGTAGACTCGACAAAGTTTCACAACAATACTATGACTCACCCTTTTTTGGTTGGCTGATACTTCAAGGTAATCCCCAATTTGGCGGGCTAGAGTGGAATATACCAGACAATTCAATTATACGTATTCCATTTCCCCTAATAACGTCATTACAAGATTACAAAAATGCGTTAAATAATCATTTTTTATATTATGGCAGATAATTTTTCTAGAACAAATGAAGATGTTTTTGTTGTAAAAGACGTTGATAATATTATCATTGTTGATCCAAATAAAACAATATCTAAGGATGGGGTAGTAAGTGAAAGAGGTATTAATCAAGAAAATTTTGTTATGTATGTGAACTTGGAGGCACAAATGTTACCGAGAACTAAGTTAGTTCAAGGACAAGATCTAGAAAATACAATACAAACTCAAACTTTAGCGTCTATAAATTTTTTAAGACCAGGAGGAAAAACTTTTTTAGACAACACATATGTTGATCAATTTACTGGACTGAACACATTAGATGGTAGAGGAATTAATCAACAAAGTGTTGATCAATTTAATAAACCCGATAAGAGTGATGAGTTTTATTTTAAACAAAATACACAAAATACACAAGATACTGGACTTTTAGGTATTGAGTCAATTGTCATTAAGAATACTAGATCATTTACGCCAACAGTTGATATGGTTCTTATAGATAGTATGGGCAGAGCTCTGTTTGAAAAAGGAGAACAATCTGAATATGCGTTTTTTTTCAATCTTCCATACCCTACGTTTTATTTAACCATTAAAGGATATTATGGTAAAGCAATTAAATATCAACTTATTCTTACAAAATTTTCAGCGGCTTTTGAGTCAGCAACAGGAAACTATAGAATAAATTTACAATTTTACTCTTATAAATATACAGTGCTTGCGGAAACACAAATTGGTGCTTTGTTTGCAACACCATTTATGTATACAAATGATTTTAAGATATCTCAGGAAATACCACCAGCGATAGCGGCCGCTCAGATTTCGGTTGGGGGTGACAAGACAAATGTAAAAAACGTAAGAACAACCAAAGGAAGACAAATTATATCTGATGTTTATAAAAAGTACAAAGCTCTTGGTTTGGTTGATGAAAATTTTCCAGAAGTTACTTTTCCAGAATTAAGAGCACAATTACTTTCATTACAAAAAAACTTAGAATCGTCTTTTGGTCAAACAGACTTTTCGCCTCTCACGGATTGTGAAGAATATTTTAGTGTTTTGGAAGACTATAGGAGATCAATTACAGATGTTACAGACTCATCAAGTTGGTTTAGAAAATTTATAGATGAAAAAAAAATATTTGTTCTTAAATCAGAAAATGGTGCGCCTCAAAAACAAGCATATATTTTTAACCAAACAATTAGGTCGGATAGTCAATCGGCAGAAAACGCTCTTGGCGAGTTAGAAAGAATTGTAACTGAATATGAATCCGCTTTAGCAAAAAATAAAACGTTAGGTTTAGGCGGCAATTATAAAATTGGAAATAACGCTCCAACACCAAGTGAAATTAAAGTAATTCAAGAAGTAGACGCGAGAAAAAGTAATGACAAAACAATAGTAAAACCAAACAGTTTTGTGGCGCCAACAACACCAGATGGAATTGATTGGGCGGCAACTTTTGAACTAAGAAATAAAAGAAAACCTACAAATGATCTAGAAGTAACCTCATTACAGGCAGAAGAACAACAATTTTTTTATACAATATTAGACAATTTAGAAGAAAAGGTAACTTATCCGACATATTGTTTTATTTTTGATGGGCCAGGACGATATGAAGATATAATAAATAAATCTTTTGAAGAATTAGATCAGAAAAAAACACAGATTATTGAAAAAATGACTGAGTTTTTATCAAAAAAAATAGAAGGAACAAACGGTCTTGGGTTTAAACCCACAATGAGAAATGTAATGGCAATTATATTTGCATCAGTTGAAGCTTTTTATAGACTACTCAATTTAGTACATAGAGAGGCCTGGTCTCAAAGAGATAACACGATTAGAAAATTGGCATGTTACAATGATCAAGTTTCTCCTGATATCAAACAAAATACAAGAGATGTTAATCAAAATAGTCAACTTAATCAAATAGTTTATCCTTGGCCATTATATTTAAAACAAGAAGTAGATAAAAGTGGAATAACAAGATATGTGACAATGTATCCTGGTGAACAATCTGAAATTTCTAAAACAAGAGCGACCGATTATCAAATTTGGCCAGAAGTACAATTTGTTGAAGAATATATTAGAGGGCTAGCAAAAAGTAATCAAAGTGAATCTCAACAATCTGGTAATCTAGCCGAAAATGACGTAGGTAGATTGATCAATAGAATTAGTGTTAATGCTATAGACTTTCCAACAACAAATAAAATTTTTGCTGATTTACAAGATGTAAAATTTCTTTATGAAATTTATGAAAGAGTTTATTTACAGACATATTGGGATAGACTGTCAAGACCAACAGCACAAAACCTAGACGTAATGGACAGTCTTTCACAAATGGAGCTAATAAATATTAGAAAAGCCCTTAATACTTTTGGAAACCCAGGTTTAATAAAAATTCTAAAAAACACAGCGTTTCGAGCGTCTAATTACCTTCAAGTACTTAGAAATATTTCAAATGAAGGAGTTGGTATTTCTTGGCAACAATTTATACGTGGTATATTTACGGCAGACTATTTGAGAGCTGAAACACAAAAAGACTTTTCAATTTTACCTTCTACGTCAATAAGTTCGGGAGCGCAGTTTTCAAGTGAAGACTCAACAACGCTAAACAAAGTAGAACAATACGTCAAAAATATTTCATCAGCGTCTCTAGACTTTTTAGATCTATACCCCTTTGTAGACCCTACATGGGTGAGCAATAATCTAGATAATATTTCAAATCAAACATTAGGGTATAATAATACGACTAAAAGTTTATTTTTGAATTCAAGTTTAAATTTTATAACAAATTTTGAAAAGACGGCGAATGTTGATTTAAATAATAATAGACCATTTGTTAATAATTCTTATTTAAGTTATACTCAACCTGAGATCAATTTAGTTTCAAATAGTCAACAAACAAGCCCTAATACTTCATTTGGATTTAACAAATATTATACTGATAAAATTGAAAAAAATAATTTTTTAATAACTGAAGGTGTTATTTTATACAACGGTAATACAGGACTTTTAACGTCAAATCAAACGGTATCTATGTTTAATACTCCTTTTTTTATTAACTCTTTTATAGAGGGAGTAAAAAATGACAGAGAAGATTCTAAATATCCATATTTAAAAGCCGCATATCTTTTTATAAATAGCCTACCTTTATCAACATTACGAGAATCATTAAAAAATATAATAGACCCAAAAGATAATTCAAAAAATCCAAGTAACGATTATTTATATGCTACTTTAACAAAATTCGGAGCTGTTCATAGATTACCGTATGCTTGGATTATAAAATACGGATCAATTTGGCATAGATATAAAAAATATATTGAAACTGGTGAGGACATACTAGACTCTGTTTGGACTAGTGTTGATATTAATAAAATTTATAATCCAATAGCAAATAGTTTACAACATAATTATAGAACCAAGAATTTATTAGGAGATGATATTAGTTTATATGGTCAAACTATTGTTACAACAACAAACACAACAGATGCTATTAAAAGAAAATATGTTGGTTTTTATCCAGGTTTAATCAATGATGTTTTATTTTTTTTCACAGGTCAAAATTATTTTTCCGATTATAGTGATAGTAATTTAGACAAGGTGGTTACTGAGGGTTTAAATATCGGACTTTCGAAAGCAACAATGAGGTTACCAATAGGATATTCTTTAACACTCGACAATATTAATAAGTCTTTGGATTTTGCAGGATGGTATACGGCGTTTGATGTTAGAGATTCTGCAAAATTCAATTCAAATGCTAGAGGAAAAACAATTATTTTACCAAGTTTTGGCACTAATTTGAATCAAGTACAATTTGAATGTTTTGGACTTTTAGGGAGCAGTTTGATACAAACACAAGAAATTTTTGATAATAGAGCCGTTAATGACGGGTCAATTAGATTTTTTTGGGGGGCGCCTAATTTTGGCTATTTTGATTTAAGTAGTATTACAAAACCAAAATACAATGAATATTTTAATAATATATCACCAAACGAAATTAATTCTAAATCATTTAATTTAAGAAGCGCCTACTCCAACATCGAAGAACTTTTTGGTGTTTTTAAGACTGAAATTTTGGATTCCTTTGAATTAGAATTTTTAAAATTTAGTAGATCTTCAAGACAATTAGATGAAACAGATTTAGCCGACACTAATTTAGCAAATAGAACATTTCAACAAATTTTTGCAAATTGTTTAATTGTTGAACAAACTGGATTATCAAATAACATATCAGGTACAACTCAAACGGACTATTTGGATTTATTAAGTAATGAACAAGGTAGATCAATTACACAGGCTTTACAAAAATTTTTAAACTATAATTTGGCTTTTAGGTATGGGAATCCAGGAAACTATGATCGTAGACTGTTTGGTAGTTTTACAACCAATCAAAGAAATAAAGTTTTTGACGAGTATAAATTTGAGCCTTATGTTCTAGGCACTTTACCAGGAGATGGAGTTAATTTTGATTTTAGCCTTTCTTATTTACAAAACACAGAGGCGTGGAAAACTTTATTATTATATGTTGGATTTGCAACTAATTCAAATTTAGAATACACCAATGATGGTAGTTTTTTTACGGATTTTTTTATTACAATGAATATTAAGTTCAATTCTGAAAATATTATAACAGTTGCCCCACTTGTAAAACTTTTTGCAAAACAAAAATTATATGCAACAAACTACAATTATTCTAAGAACGATTTTATCAATGATGTAAATGAGTTTTTTACTTCGAAAGAAAATTTTTTAAACATAACCTTAAATTCTTTGTTCGATAAACTTCAAAAAGAGTTACCACAAGTACAAGAGACAAATACCAAACCGCTTCTATCGGTAATAGATGGATTACCACCAAAATTAGATTTATGGGAGGCATTTAAATCTTTTAACGACAAATGGATTGCGGGGTCTAATTTTGATGAAAAAATATTATTTCAAGAAATTTTATTTTTAGATAGAGCAAATAGAGATGTTGGAGATGTTTTAATAGATCCTTTTAAACTTTTGAACTTTATAAATTCATATTCTAGTTTTAACACCAGAGTTATAGATTTTGTAAGTCAAATTTTAGTTGACAATAAATTTTTTATGATGCCAATACCCGCATACATAAATTGGTGGGGAGATGGCGAAGTACAAAATGGAATTGACCCTAAAGCACAATCAGTTAATGATGTTGCAAATAATTTATTTGGAATATATCAAAATGTTGATGTAAGATACTCTCAACCAGCCTTTTTATGTTATTATGTTGGAAACCCAAGTGAACATTTGAATTTAAAAACAAACCCAAATTATATGTGGGGTTCAGACAGTTTTCAACTAGATTCTGACCAAGTTCCATTATCTGTTCCGGCAACAAAAAAAACAGATTGGGCCAATTCTAATCGAGTAGTTGGTTTTAATGTAGATTTCGGTACACGAAACCAAAACATATTTAGCTCCATTCAATTGGATCAAATAATCGGTGCATCTACAAGTGAATCAAATAGGGTTATTACTGAAATGGCGGCACAGGCCGGTGGAGCCAGATCTACCTTAGGAAGTGTTAGTTTGTATAATTTGTATAAAACAAGAAGTTATAATGTTAGGGTTGAGGCGTTGGGATGTGCGCTACTCCAACCAACAATGTATTTTAATCTAAGAAACGTTCCAATGTTTGATGGATCATATCAAATTCAATCAGTCGAACATAGAATTGAGTCTGGGTCGTTTAAAACTTTTTTTGAGGGTATACGAATTCCATTTTATTCACTCCCACAAATTGATAAACAATTAATATCTATTAATAATAATGTTTTAGGTGAATTATTAGCATCAATAAGAAGGTTAAAACAAACTAGTGTTAATTCAACAGACGAAACAAACAACAATATTATAATAGCCGACTCAATTCAAGAAAATGTAAAATATACAACAACGACACCTATTTTATGTAACAATAGTATTCGGTCAGGAGAAATTCCATATAGAGAATGGATTGGAGGAGAAGGGTTCACCACGGGTATAACCTATAGTAATTTCTCAAATATATTAAAACTTAAAACAATAAATGTTTCTCCTAGTAATGTCTCAAAATTGAGAGCGATGGTGTTTTATACCGCTTATATGAATGGCCATGATGACGCAAAATTTAATACCTATAATTTCGATCTTGGTGGTACACCACTTGCTGGGTTTCAACCTATACCTAACATTAAATATGGTGGACTTGATAAGTATTTACAACCAACATACGTGTGTAAACAACTTCCTACAGGATATCGAGTTCCTTTCGCCTCTTTTGAAAGTTTTGAAAAATCAATTGATTTTATTATAAATTTATGGTTTACGTCTGAAAGAAGTAATTTGTTTGTAGCAAATGAAAATATTGGATATAATAACAAATGGCGAAACGAAGAAGATTATAGAGTAAATATGTTTACGTTATGGTCGTATTATTGGCCTAGAAAAAGATTTCAAACGGTTGAAGATTTTAAAAAATGGTTAAGTAACAATTTAAGAACTAAAGAACAGTTTATAAAAGCTGGGGATGAGGTTTATCAAAAACTTAAAGAGTTCAAGTTAATTTAATGAGTCAATCATATATTTATAATAAAAAAAATATGGAATTACAAAATATTTTAGATAATTATTTGGGTAAAAGAACACGTTATACTCAAAAACAAATTACAACTGGTGTTAGTGAAGTTTGTGATTTAGATACTGGTGATTGTTATACTGTTAGAGAAAGAGATGGATTAATTGAGAGAGTTGACAATACAATGAGAACTAATAAAAAAATCCAAGTAGAAACATCTCATGGAATTAAACAATTATTAAATGGATAATATATGTCTATAGAAAAAAAAATTCTTCAAGAAATTAGACGCCATCATCAAATTAACAAATATGTGATGGAACAGGAAACTGCACCTGATGCGGCGGCACCAACTTTAGATCCAAATGCTCCACCCGCTGCAGATCCAATGGCGGCCAGTCAAATACCACCACTTGGTGCTACAGATCCTATGCTTCCACAAGAAGCGCCAACACCTGAAGTTATTGATGTATCTCAAGATGACGAAGTTGAAAAAATAGGTTCTGAAGGTCAGACTGAGGATACAGAATCAGGAACCGAGGAGCTCGAGATTACGGATTTAGTAAATACTCAAAAGGATATACAAAGTAAACAAGAAGAATACTTCGACAAGATGTTTAAACAATTAGAAACACTTCAATCGAAAGTAGGTGAAATGGATCAGTTAATTGACAAAATCAATTCTTTAGAAATGAAAGTTGAAAAATACAGACCTAAAACCGCTCAAGAAAAATTAGAATTGAGAAGTTTAGATTCAGGACCATTCAATCAAAAGTTGACAGATTTTTTTGATGAAAAAGAGGAAGACCTTGAAAAGTCAGGAAAAAATGAATATATTCTGACTTCAGACGAAGTAGAAAACATCGTGCCATCAGAAGTTAAAAAAAGTTTTGACATTACTCTACCAACACCTGACACAAATTTCAGATCGTATTATTGATTTTTTTAAATATTCACTTATATTAAAAGGGTCACTAAGACCCTTTTTTTTATTCAAACATTTTAATTATTTTAAACAACATGATGAGTTCATTAGATGCCGTATTGGCACAGTACGAGAAAAACCAATCAGGTGATGGTTTATCTCAAGAGGAAAAAATGAAGAAATACTTCGCTTGTATCCTCCCACAAAATTCCTCAACAGGACAAAAAAGAGTACGAATTCTCCCTACCAAAGACGGTTCGTCCCCATTCAAAGAAGTTTACTATCATGAACTTCAAGTCGGTGGAAAATGGGTAAAACTTTACGACCCAGGTAAAAATGATAATGAGAGGTCTCCTTTGAACGAGCTTTACGAAGAGTTGAGGTCTACAGGAAAAGAGTCAGACAAAGAGTTGGCAAAACAATATAACTCAAGAAAGTTCTATATTGTAAAAGTCATCGATCGTGATGCTGAAGAAGAGGGTGTAAAGTTTTGGAGATTCAAACATAATTATAAAAACGATGGTATTCTTGATAAGATTATTCCTATTTGGAGACAAAAAGGTGATGTTACAGATTCTGAGAAAGGTCGAGACTTAATTATTGAAATGGTAAAACAAAAAACTCCAGGAGGCAAAGACTATACCGCAATCCAAACCATTATGCATGATGACCCTAGCCCACTACACGCTGATCTAAAAATCAAAGAAGAGTGGCTTAAGGATGAGCTTACATGGAATGATGTTTATGTTAAAAAGCCATTAGAATATCTTGAAGCTATTTCTAGAGGAGAAACACCACGTTGGGACTCTAACGCCAATAAGTATGTTTATGGAGATTCTTCAGAAACTGAAATTTTAATTGGTGGAAATCAATCCTACGAAGATCCTCAAATAAATTTAGGCCCAGATGAGGATTTACCATTTTGAAAAAAAAATTATTATTTAGTCCACCAAAAATAATTTATTAAAATTTATGGCAATTAAGAAAAAAAATTTTACAGAGATAAAGAAAAAATTTTCAACATCTGCTAAATACAAACCTCAAGAGTACTTCGATTTAGGTCGTGAATTTTTGGACGCGGTTGGACTGCCAGGGCCGGCAATTGGACATATAAACATGTTACTCGGCCACTCTGACACTGGAAAAACCACAGCATTAATTAAAACCGCAATAGATGCTCAAAGAAAAAATATACTACCAGTTTTTATTATAACAGAGCAAAAATGGGACTTCGGCCATGCAAGAATGATGGGGTTTGAATGTGAAGAAATTGTTGATAAATCAACAGGAGAAATCGATTGGGAAGGCTTCTTTTTATTCAACAACAATTTTTTATACATTGAACAAATCACAGATTACATCAATGAAATTTTGGACGCTCAGGAAAAAGGAGAAATTGATTATGATTTAGTTTTTCTTTGGGATAGTGTTGGGTCAGTACCATGTAAAATGACTTATGATGGAAAAGGCGGTAAGCAACACAATGCCTCTGTTCTATCTGATAAAATTGGTATGGGTATCAACCAAAGAATTTCTGGAACTAGAAAATCCGAATCAAAATTTCAAAACTCGTTGGTCATTGTTGCTCAACCATGGGTTGAACTTCCTGATAATCCATTTGGACAACCCAAAATCAAGAGTAAAGGAGGTGAGTCTATTTGGTTAAATTCCTCGATTGTATTTTTGTTCGGGAATCAAAAGGGAGCGGGCACAACTAAAATTACGGCAACCAAAGACAAGAGAACTGTCAAATTTGCATCTCGTACCAAAATTTCAGTATTAAAAAATCATATCAATGGTTTGGGTTATGAGGATGGTAAAATTATTGTTACACCTCATGGATTTATTTCTGGTAAAGATAGTACTGAAGAAAAAAATTCAGTTGAAAAATACAAAAAAGAATATGCTGATTATTGGAAAGAAGTTCTTGGTTTAGAAGGTGATTTTATATTGAAAGAAGAAACTGAGATAGATAATGAACAATAGTGAAAACATTATTAATTGATGGAGATAATTTATTTAATCTCGGATTCTTTGGTGTCAGAGACTTCTTTGTTGACGGAACACACATCGGTGGATTATACCATTTCATCGACGCCATTCGTAAACAATTGGATGAACACGATTACGACAAAGTATTTGTCGTTTGGGATGACGAACACAACTCAAGTAGGCGACGAGAAATATACCCTTACTATAAGTTAAATCGTAGAGAAAGACTGAATGAGTTTCAAAGAGAATCATTCAACATTCAAAAAAACAAAGTCCAAAATTATTTAGAAGAACTTTTTATAAGACAACTTAAAGTTCCATACAATGAGGGTGATGATTTAATTTCTTACTATTGTCTACATGCGGTAAAAGAAACAATTACCATTTTTTCTTCAGATAAAGATTTACTTCAACTTTTAAATTCACGAATTAGTGTTTATTCTCCAATCCACAAAAAATATTTTTACGAAGGTGATAAAATAAAACTTGATGAAATAGAAGTTCCTCATGTTAACTTACTACTTGCTAAAATTTTATTAGGTGATAAATCTGATAATGTTTTTGGAATATTAAACTTCGGTGAAAAAAGTTTGGTTAAATTTTTTCCAGAGGTATTGGAAAATCCAACAACACTTGAACATATTCTAAATAAAACATCAGAAATATATCAAACTAAAAAATTGAAGGGTTTAGAAAATCTGATGAGTGGTAGGTGCAAGAATTCGGAAGAGGGAATGGATTTTTTCAATAAAAGAAGAATGATTATGGATTTACATAACCCTATGATAACTGAAGACGCAAAAGAATTGGTTAAAGAAAATATTCAAGATAATATCGACCCAGAAGGAAGGGGGTATAAAAATGTTATACGAATGATGACACAAGACGGTTTTTTTAAATATCTTCCTAAAACAGATGAGGGATTTGTTGAGTTCCTTCGTCCGTTTATGAAACTAACAAGAAAAGAAAAAAGAAAATTCAACAGAGAAGAAAAAATTTGAAAAATATAAAAAACCACCTATTATTTAATAAATTTAATAAATTATGAAAGAGCAAGAATTAACAAAATTGGAATTTCTTATTACGTTAAATGACAATATCGTTATTCAACGATATTTTAACGTCAAGAGTTATAATCCTATTGCTGAAAAATCTATGGATGTTTATGATTATATGAAATATTTTGTAGAAGAATTTCTAAGAGAACAAAAAATGAGAACCACGGTTTATATGATGGATTTAATTGATGAAATTATTGAAGATCCTACAATATTAGAGACATCTATGACCGAAGGTCCCGAAACTTTTCACTTCAAAATAATAAAAGAAAATACGACAATTTGTCATAGATCATTAGATGCTAAAATTTTTCCACCTAAAATAAGATACACCGTAGACATACGTCAGCAAGTAAAAAATGTACTTAAAGACCTAACTGACATATTTTCAGGTAAAGAATTTGAGACGAATTATCTCGACTATAGTCTAGTTTGATTGTATTTATCAGTATACTAATTTAAAATTTATGTCTAGAAACTTTGAATATTTGGGAGAAACATTTCAGTTACAATTAATTAATCAACTAATTGTTGAGAAGGATTTTTCACATACAATTCTAGATGTATTAGAACCTACACATTTTGAAAACAAGTATTTTAAAACACTCGTTCAACTAATAAAAGAGTATTATGTTAAGTACGAGTGTTCACCTTCATTTGAAACACTTTATCAAATTGTTAAAAGTGAATTTCCACAAGAACTCATGTTGAAGATATTGAATGATACAATATCTAAAATTAAAAAAGCACCAATTGATGGTCTCGCTTTTGTTCAAGAAAAAACTTTAAAGTTCTGTAAACAACAAGAATTGCAAAAAGCCATTACTAAGTCACAAAAGATATTAGATAATGGTGAGTTTGAAAACTATGATAAACTTGAAGAATTAATCAAATCTGCGTTACAAGTTGGTGAAAACAATAAGAATGTTGTTGATGTTTTTAATGACATCGACGACCTTCTCAGAGAAGATTTCAGACACCCAATTCCTTTGGGAATACCAGGTATCGACAAATTACTTAAAGGTGGTCTAGCGAAAGGTGAGTTGGGTGTAATACTAGCCGCCACTGGTGTCGGCAAGTCTAGTTTTTTAACCAAAATTGCCAACAATGCATTTAATTTAGGATTTAATGTACTTCAGATCTTTTTTGAAGACAATCCAAAAGTAATTCAAAGAAAACATTTCACACTTTGGACAGGGATAGCACCAGATGAGTTACCGAACCACAAAGATGAAGTTATTTCAAGAGTGGAATATATTAAAAATAATTTCAAAAATAATTTATACATAAAAAAATTGGCGTCAGATTCATATTCTATGATACAAATTAAGAGTATGATCAGAAAGATGATTGCCGATGGTAATAAAATTGATATGATTGTTCTTGATTATATTGATTGTGTTGTTCCAGATAAACATTTAGGTGATGAGTGGAAAAGCGAAGGGTCTGTAATGAGAAGTTATGAGGCTATGTGTCACGAACTTGGAGTAGTAGGATGGACTGCAACTCAAGGAAATCGGAGCAGTATATCCTCTGAGATTGTTACTACAGATCAAATGGGTGGATCTATCAAGAAAGCACAAGTTGGTCATGTGATTATTACTGTGGCTAAAACTTTACAACAAAAAGAATCTGGACTTGCAACAATTGCGATTACCAAATCAAGAATAGGTAAGGATGGTGTTGTATTTGAAAATTGTAAATTTGATAATGAATTACTTATTATTGATACAGAAAATTCGGTAACTTTATTAGGATTTGAAGAAAATAAAGAAGAAAGAAAAAGAGACAGAATTAAAGAACTTATGGAACAAAGACAACATAGATTGTCTGAAAACATCAATTAACTAAATTAAATTTAAAAACCATGGAAAAGATTTTACAAGAAAATCCGAATCGCTTTGTCCTATTCCCAATTAAACATCAAGATTTATGGAATCTTTATAAACAAGCTCAATCTTGTTTTTGGACTGCAGAAGAAATTGATCTACAACAAGATTTAACTGATTGGGAAAAACTAAACGAGGGTGAAAAATACTTTATCAAGAATGTATTGGCGTTTTTTGCCGCATCAGATGGGATCGTAAATGAAAACCTTGCTGAAAACTTTGTAAAAGAAGTTCAATATACTGAAGCTAAGTTTTTTTATGGGTTTCAAATTATGATGGAAAATGTTCACTCAGAAACATATTCTTTATTAATTGACACATATATTAAAGATAAAGATGAACAAAATAAATTGTTCAACGCAATAGAAACTATTCCCGCAGTTAAGAAGAAAGCAGAGTGGGCTCTCAAATGGATTGGATCTTCATCATTTACAGAAAGATTAATTGCGTTCGCGGCGGTTGAAGGCATATTCTTTTCAGGTTCGTTTTGTTCAATCTTTTGGCTTAAAAGACGTGGACTAATGCCAGGATTAAGTTTTTCTAATGAATTGATATCTCGAGATGAGGGACTACACACCAATTTTGCGGTTCATCTGTATCGTCATCACATCCAAGATCAACTCTCAAAAGAGAGAGTTTTAGAAATTTTGATGTCCGCACTTACAATTGAAAAAGAATTTATAACTGAATCACTTCCAGTCGATTTAATTGGTATGAATTCTAAATTAATGTGTCAGTACTTGGAGTATGTTACTGATAGATTGTTAGTTGATTTGGGTATTGGTAAAGTTTATAATTCAGAGAACCCATTTGATTTTATGCAAAATATTGCACTAGAAAACAAAACAAACTTTTTTGAAAAACGAGTATCTGATTATTCTAAAAGAGGAGTGGGGGATGTAATTGAAACCAAAGAAATAAATTTTGAAGAAGATTTTTAAAAATTGAGAGTAATGGAAGTTGTAAAAAGAGATGGAACAAGAGAATATGTTAGGTTTGAAAAAATTTCATCAAGAATTAAAAAACAAACATATGGTTTAAATGAAGAATATGTTGATTACTTTGAAGTATCAAAAAAAGTAATTGCTGGTTTATATGATGGAGTGACAACCGAAGAGCTAGATCGATTGGCCGCGGAAACATCAGCATCACTCGTAACTAATCATCCTGATTATTCTACTTTGGCGGCACGTATTGCGATTACGTCGTTGTATAAAAGAGTCGATAAAAGGTTCACTGCTACAGCAGATAAGTTATATCATTACATCAATCCTAAAACAGGAGAGAAAGCGGGTATGATTTCAGATGAAGTGTACAAAGTAATTGTTCAACACGGAAAAGAATTGGATGCGATGGTTGTCCATGATCGTGATTTTAATTTTGATTACTTTGGTTTTAAAACCTTAGAAAAAAGTTATCTACTCAAAATGTTTGGTGAGGCGGCAGAAACACCTCAACATTTATACATGAGGGTTGCTGTAGGTATTTGGTTTGATAATTTGGAAATGGTACAAAAAACCTATGATATGTTATCACAAGGGTTATTTACCCATGCAACACCTACGTTATTTAATGCTGGAACCAAACGACCACAATTGAGTTCTTGTTTCTTGTTAGATATTGATGATGATTCAATTCCTGGAATTTACAAGACATTATCAGATTGTGCGGTGATATCTCAAAATGCTGGAGGTATAGGTGTAAATATTCACAAAATAAGAGCTAAAGGCGCTTATATTAAAGGAACCAATGGATCTTCAAATGGTATTATCCCTATGTTGAAGGTGTTTAATGAAACTGCCCGGTATGTTGATCAAGGCGGCGGGCGTAGAAAAGGTTCTATTGCGGTATATCTTGAACCTTGGCATGCTGATGTATTTGACTTTTTAGACCTTAGAAAAAACCATGGTAAGGAAGAAATGAGAGCTCGTGATTTGTTTTTAGCTATGTGGACACCAAACCTATTTATGGAAAGAGTTGAGAGTGATGGACTATGGTCTTTATTTTCACCTGATGAAGTACCTGGTTTGATTGATGCATATGATACACCTGATTCGAAAGCTTTCACTGAGCTTTATACAAAATACGAACGGGAAGGTAGAGCCATCAAAACTATCAAAGCTCGTGAACTTTGGGAAAAGATTTTGGATTCACAAATCGAGACTGGTACTCCATATATGTTGTACAAAGATGCGGCCAACTACAAGTCTAATCAAAAAAATTTGGGTACAATCAAATCGTCAAATTTGTGTATAGCAGGAGACCAAAGGGTTGTGACTTCTCTTGGGTATTTAACAGCGAAAGAACTCAATGAAACTAGTCAAAAGTTGGAATTGTTTAACAATAAAGAAATGGTTTTATCATCTGAAATGAAGTTAAGAGCAGAACAGGAAGATGTATACAAAATCATTTTAGAAAATGGGATGGAACATAAAGTGACACCATACCATGGTATTCCAGTTTTAAAATCTTCTCGTAAAATTGAAAGGGTTGAGTGTAAAGACTTGAGAGTAGGTGACGTGGTTATGGTACAAACGAAGAAAGGTTTATTTGGTACCAAAGAAATGATAGATGAGGCTTTTTTGTTGGGTATGTATCAATCAGATGGGACACAAAGTGAGGGATCAATTATGTTTGATTTGTGGGAAAATGATTTTGATTTAGTCGAGGATATAGAAAATAGACTTCAAAAATTGTATTCTAAATATGAATACAAACCAAGATACTCGAACAAAGGAGGAAAATTCATAGATTGTACTGTTCCATTTTCACCTGTTAAGAAAAAGAGATTAACAACCGACTTTTTCAAAAAAATTTTTACATTTAACAAAGGATATGTGCCAAGTTGGATTTGGGAATCAAATGAAGAAACACAATGGTCATATCTAAAAGGTTTGTTCTATGCCGATGGTTCAGTATTCGTTAGTAAAGCACAAGGTAACCCGATTCAATTGTGTTACGCTGATATAAATTTAGATTTTCTCAAAGAGTTACAACTTATTTTTAATAATTTAGGACTTCAATCTTCCATTAGATTACTTACAAAGGGTGGGGATAGACTACTACCAAATGGTAAAGGAGGGCAATCAATTTATAAAACCAAAGATTGTTATAGATTAATAATTGGAAATAAAAATGATGCTTTGATATTGAATACGAAGACTGGATTTTTAGACAGAAAAAATATTATCTTGGATGAAAAAGAATACAGAGATAATACCAAAAAAGGTTATAAAGTTAGATCTATTGAGTATGTAGGTAAAGAGGATGTCTATTGCCCAACAATCAATAACGATGAACACCTTTTTGTTTCACAAGGAATGTTAACATACAATTGTACTGAAATTCTAGAATATACAGACAAAAACGAGATTGCGGTTTGTAATTTAGCGTCAGTAGCACTTCCTAAATTTGTGGACATTCCATCAGGAAAAGTACGTGAGAAAAACAAAAAGTTGCGGACTTACAACTTCCAAAAGTTATATGAAGTTGTTTATCAAATGACAATTAACTTGAATCAAGTAATCGATATAAATTATTATCCTACAATAGAAACAAGAACTTCAAATTTCAAACATAGACCTATAGGTTTAGGAGTGCAGGGTTTAGCGGACACTTTTGCAATGTTATCCCTACCTTTTGAAAGTCCTGAGGCTCAAAAATTGAATAGTGAAATATTTGAAACAATTTATTTTGCGGCGTTGTCAGCATCAAAAGATTTGGCAATGAAACATGGTCCATATGAAACATACGAAGGATCACCAGCATCATTTGGAAAGTTACAGTTTGATTTGTGGGATGTCAGTATGGAGAATCTTTCTGGTTTATGGGATTGGAGTACATTAAAGTCTCAAATTGAAAAACATGGACTTAGAAATTCCTTACTTGTAGCTCCGATGCCTACCGCGAGTACCGCACAAATTCTTGGTAATAACGAATGTTTTGAACCTTTTACAACTAACCTATACAAAAGAAATGTATTAAGTGGTGAATTTGTAATTATCAATAAACATTTGGTTGAGGATTTGGTTAATCTTGGACTTTGGAACGATAGAATTCGATTGAAACTATTTGACGGAAATGGGTCAGTCCAAAAGATAGATGAAATACCATCTGAGATCAGAGAAGTTTACAAAACTGTTTGGGAAATGAAGGGTAAAACTATTTTGGATATGGCTCGAGACAGAGCAATTTTTATTGACCAATCACAATCTCTAAACATCTTTATGCAAGATGTAACTCAGTCTAAGTTATCTTCGGCACATATGTATGGATGGAAATTAGGATTAAAAACAGGAATGTATTATTTGAGAACAAAGGCTAAAGCTGCGGCGATCAAAGGATTGGGTGTTGATATGTCAGCGTTGAATACTCTAGAAACACAAGAAAGTTTCAAACCCAAACCACTCGTAAATAATAATTTGACATTGACAGAAGATATGATAAATAAAGTTTGTTCTTTGGATGAACCAAATTGTTTGACATGTAGTTCTTAGAACTACATCACAAAATTCAAGGTGATATATTTATAAATATATGGCACAAGGAAAGACATATGGTATAAGTTTTCCATTTATGGAAAGTATTGAAGGTAAGTATTTGGAGCTAACTGAATATGTTTCTGAAGAAATTCGAACAAATCTTATTCATCTTCTATTAACAAGAAGAGGTAGTCGTTATTTTCTTCCAAATTTTGGGACTAGACTATATGAATATTTGTTTCAACCCATGGATGGACCTACATTTTTAGAGATTGAATCTGAAATTAAAGATTCTGTACAACAATTTTTACCTAATTTACAAATTACAAATATAATTATTAAAGCGGCGTCTGATGATATGGACGGTATGACATCAACAACCGCTGGTAAAGGTGTAAATCTAGAATTAAATATCCCTCATCAAAATGTTTCAGAATACACTGCAAAAATTAGAATTGATTATGCGATATCTAATGATATCTTCAATTCTAAAGATTTTATAATTATTAATATTTAATATGGCTGAAAGAAAAATATCATATACCGCTAGAGATTTTGTAACTATTCGACAAGAATTAATTAACTATACTAAGACATATTATCCAGAGTTAATTGATAATTTCAATGACGCTGCAATATTTTCGGTATTTTTGGATTTAAATGCGGCAGTTGCTGACAATCTTCATTATAATATTGATAGGAGTATACAAGAAACAGTATTACAATTTGCACAACAACGGTCTTCTATTTATAATATTGCAAGAACCTATGGACTTAAAATACCTGGTCAGAAACCATCAGTTGCATTAGTTGATTTTTCTATAACAGTACCGGCTTTTGGGGATAAAGAAGACGAGAGATATTTAGGAACTTTAAGAAGAGGTAGTCAAGTAATAGGCGCTGGTCAAATTTTTGAAACAGTTTATGATATAAATTTTGCGTCACCATTTAATGTAGATGGTATACCTAATCGATTAAAAATACCAAATTTTGATACAAATAATAATTTAATAAATTATACAATAACAAAAAGAGAAACTGTTGTAAATGGAATAACTAAAGTATACAAAAGAACTATTTTACCAAATAATGTAGTACCTTTTTTTAGTTTCTTTTTACCAGAAAAAAATGTTTTGGGGATAACCTCGGTGATTCAAAAACCAGGAACGGCATATTCTAATATTCCAACAGATCAAGAATTTTTAGGATTACAAGGTAGGTGGTATGAAGTGCCAGCATTAGCTGAAAGTAGAATTTTTGTTGAAGATCCATCTAAGCCGTCTGATGACCCAGCAATTAAAGTAGGAGTTTACATTGAAACTCAAAATAGATTTATTACTGAATATACGCCTGAAGGTTTTTACAAAATCACTTTTGGTGGTGGTACAAACACGGCTGACGACCAGCTTAGAGAATTTACCACACTAAATGTGCCTCTTAAAATACAACGTTATCAGAACAATTCATTAGCTTTAGGAGCAATACCACAGTCTAATACTACATTATTTATTCAGTATAGAATTGGTGGTGGTCTTGCAACAAATTTAGGTGTAAATGTAATTAATCAAATTGGAACTGTAAATTTTTTTGTAAATGGCCCATCAGAAACAGTGAACAATCAAGTTGTAAATTCTTTAGTATGTAACAACCCTGTTGCGGCAATTGGGGGAGCTGGTTATCCATCAACAGAGGAAGTAAGAAATTACGTAACTTTTAATTTTAGTGCACAAAATAGGGCGGTCACAATTCAAGATTATGAATCTGTTTTAAGAAATATGCCACCACAATTTGGAGCACCAGCAAAAGTTTCTATTACTGAAATTAATAATAAAATAAATGTAAATGTTTTATCTTATAATCAAGATGGAAAATTAGTTTCAGAAATTTCACAAACATTAAAAAACAATATAGCCGAATATCTCTCAAATTATAGAATGATAAATGACTATATTACAATTGGAAGTGCTCAAGTAATAGATATTTCGGTTGACACATCTGTTGTTTTAGACGCTTCACAAAATCAAGGTGTTGTTATTACTAATATAATTGATAAGATCACAACATTTTTTAGTCCAACAGTTCGTGGAATGGGACAGAACGTTGTACTATCTGAACTTTATAGAATAATTCAGAATGAAAACGGTGTTTTAAGTGTCAACGAAATTTCTATATTTGGAAAAGTAGGAGGACAATATTCATCATCACAAACTTCAATGCCATACTCAGATCCTGAAACTAAGAGAATATCTTTAGTTGACAATACGATTTTTGCAGAACCAAACCAAATTTATCAAATTAGATTTCCAAACAGAGATATCACTGTTAGAACAAAAAACTATCAATCTATAATTTTTACCTAATAATTTGTTTTTTTGAGGTAAAAACTTCATTTTCAAAATAGTATTAATACTATTTATGATAAAGACATTTTATGTCCAATAATTATAGAATTAAAACTAAAATAGGTGTTGATAGACATGTAAATTTACAATTAGATCAAGATTTTGATCAACTGGAAATACTATCATTAAAGATAAGACAAGAAGATGTATATCCAAGATTTTGTTCGGATTATGGCGTTGTTGCTGGTAGAGTTTTAGTAAATGATGGATATGGAGTCCCAAATGTTAAAATTAGTATATTTGTTCCTTTAGATCAAATAGACCTAAATAATCAAATAATAGCAGATTTATATCCATATAAAAATATAACTGATTTAAATGATGATGGTTATAGATATAATTTATTACCATATCAAAAACAACATGGAGGTCATACACCTACAGGTACTTTTCCATCAAAACAAGACATCGTTACCAATCCTGCGCTAGTTGAAATTTATGATAAATATTATAGATTTTGCGTAAAAACAAATGGTAGTGGTGATTTTATGATAACAGGAGTGCCTTTAGGTGAGTGGCAACTTGTTATGGATTGTGATTTATCTGATATTGGACCATTTTCAGTCTCACCTCAAGACTTGGTTGATATAGGATTAGCAACACTAGAACAAATTGATGGAAATAAATTTTCATCGTCAAATAGTTTATCACAATTACCTCAGATTATTAATCAAATTCAAACTATACAAATTGATCCATTTTGGGGAGACCCAAACTTATGTCAGATAAAAATAACAAGACAAGATTTTAATTTACAAGATTCAGGCGTAAGAATAAGACCAACCGCATTGTTTATGGGTTCTTTATTTACTAATGTTGATGAACAAAATATTAGTAAAAGATGTAGACCAACAAAAGGCATTGGAAACTTGTGTAATCTCAAATCAGATACAGGCGAAATAATTGCAATAAGACAAACAATTTTTAATGATGATTCTGGTTATCCAATACTCGAACAAGCGTCTTTACCGAATGGGGGTAAAGTAATTGATGAAGACGGAACATTTTTATTGAATGTTCCTATGAATATGGATTATGTCACAACAAATGAATTTGGTGAACAAATTATTAGTTTAGATCCCACAATTGGTATACCAACTACAGGAAAATACAGATTTAAGATAAAATATGATCAGCCATCTACATTTGAAAAAAGAGAAATAAGGAGAGGATATTTTTTAGTGCCAAATATAAAAGAGTATGGATGGACGCAAAACCCGAGTCAAGATCCTGCCTATCAAAAATTGAACAATTCTCAGAACTCTAAAAATTATAAAATGTTCCAAAGTTCATATTATTTTGGACTTGATTGGAGTGGATATACAAATGGTTTTGATCAAAATGAATTGATTAATAGAGTTAATGAAATAATAAACTGTGACGATACTTTTTTTAAAATTAAATTTAATAAAGTTTATACTACCACACAATTAATTGACAATTTTAAAAGTGGAAATCATCAAAGATTTGTTGCAATAAAAGATATCTCTGACAACACATGTGAAAGTGAAATAAATAAATTTCCAGCGACTGACGCTAGTTATAAGTTTGATTTTATATTTTTCATTACAAATTTATTAATTAGTATTATTAGTTTAATTTTTTTGTTTTTAATTCCAATAACTCATATTATTTCACTTCTTTTAACATTTATTAGAGAGCTTTTGATTCTTATTATAGTACCAATCTCACGTCTTGTTTATAGAATATGTAATTTTGCTAGAAAAATTGGTTTTAGAGTAAAATGTAAAAAACCAATGACTGCTAGAGAAATAAGAAAAAGATTTCCGTCTTTAAAAAAAATTAAAATACCAATCTTAACATATCCAGATTGTGAGGCGTGTGACTGTTCAGGTGAAGATTTAGACAATGGTGAGGGTTTTGATGATACAAGTTGTAATGCGGATTTGAATGTTTCTACTAATTGGTCAGCACCACCACAACGAGATGAAAACGACAAAAGAGAATACATAGAACTAGACAGAATTCAATACATGTGGGCCGGTTGGGGCTATGATGATGTGGAAGAAAGAGGATACCCCTTTCAAGAGAGAATCCCTCATGCATGGAGTAAAGGACAGGGGTGGAGGTCAGATTGGCGTTATTTTGTAAATTGTTTACCACCTTGGGAAATTTTAAATCAATTTTCTCTCAAAGGAAATTATTTTCTTGAAGGATTTAACGCTAGTAAAATTGGTGTCACATTTAATCCTGATTACAATATTGGAAAACAACACTTCGACAATGTCGTTGCACTATTAGTGGATGATCAGTGTTTTACATCATTATCTGGACAAACTTTACTTTCGTTTCAAAACCCAGTTTTATCTAAAGATATAAATGCGGCAAATGTAATTTCTGGACTTACAATGACCAATGGTACTATAGAGGTTTCATATGCTAATTTTAATAATATGCTTCTTCCAGGGTCTACTACGGTTTACAATATAGGTAGTGGAGGAACACCATCATTTAGTGCTGCTAGTTATTATTTTGCTTCTGACATAGAATATTTTCAAGTCATTACCGGTATGTCTTGGAGTCAATTTTCTAGCATAAATAGAGCAACTTCAAACGAATTTAGTTTAGGTGAACGACTTACTAAAAGGTTTACACTATATTACGATCCAGAAGGATTTCAAACCGGGGCGCCTTTTGATGACCCATCCTTGAATAATTATTTAAATTATTATAAAGGCGAAGGAGGATTATACATAATATTCATGGTTAGAGGTGTTGATCCGTTTAGCGGAAAACACAAAGTAAAATATGATCTTTCTAACATTTTTGGCCGTACAACTCCAAATGAAGTTGTTGTCGTTGGTAATTATTATTTAAACATACCAATACAACCAGGAGGACGATGTGTTAGACATGATCAATTAACATCTAATAGTCAAGTACAAAATGATGGTAATAATCCAAATGTTAACATAAAAATATATTTTGATTCTTATTTATTTACACCAGGTAATGATTGGCAGTCATATCAAACAGATCTACACTTATATTATTCTTCACTAGATAAAGAACAACTTAATAGGTTTTATCCTGCTGGTGCTAACTTTTCTTTAAACACTTTTGAGTTTGCGCCAAACGGACTTTCTGATAGATTGATGACTGTGGCATATCAGGATCAGAATTCGTATTTACAGTGGGGAGAATATATCGAAGGTGGTTCATGTATTGCATATCAAGATACTCAACTTAGAAGCCCTCAACAAGATAGAGCAAGACCTTGGGCATATTTCGGACCATCTTACATAAACGGATCATATTCAATTCAACCGACGCCATCAAATAGACCATTATTGACAATGAGCGATCGATTTGCTTTGGTGATGAGAACTGATAGATTACCAACTGGTACTGATTTAGATACTTTATTTAATAATACATTTTCTTTTCAGTGTAGTCAAAATTTAGGTTATTATTTTATATCTGAATTTGGAGGTACTAGTATTATTTTGGGAGATTTAATACCAGATGATGTGGATGCGGAATTAATTGATGATGTAATTACTGGTAATACCACACAACAAATTTTGGGAAGCTTAACTTGTCAAGGATTAAGAGATTTGGACTGTTATCAATTAAATGGTGGAACAGTAACCGTTTTACCAAAAGAAAATGAGTGTAATACAAATACAAGTCAAAATTTACCAGTTATTACAGATGGTTGTTATAGTTTGATAAATGTGCCGTTTTTTTCTTTATTTGGTCGTAACAATGATTTTACCATTTTAAATGAATGGAAACTTAGGTTTAGATCAACATTTGCTTTATGTAGAGGTTTGATATCTCAAAATTTTAATAATTCTTGGATAAACGGATCTTTATTTGCGTTTCCTTTTAGTTCTAATATATTTTTTGATAATAAAAATAAACCATATATTAGAAAAGAACTTATGTTTACTAATTTAGGCCAACAAGTAGAATATGCATTTTGTGGAGTACAAATTGCATATGAAGAACAATCGAGTAATTTTTATTACAGATCAAGTCCATATAGTTTAACAAAAGGTTTCATAGGGTCATCATACAGTTTTTTTAATAGACAATTTAACTCTAAATATTTAAAATATCCTACATCAATGGTTGATTTAGGACCTCAATATAGGTGGACTAAAGATGTATATTACTCAGATGAATATTTTGGGTATATTATGGATGAATTAGAACCAACCACTTATGCACCTACAGAAAATTTAAATTCTTTATTTGCGTTATCTAGAATTGTAAATGCAAATATATTTTTTTCTGTCGGTATTGCCAAATCTCTTTTTTCAAGACCGACAAGAAAAATAGATGGGGATTACGCACAAATGATTCAGATTAATTCTCAATATGGAATAAATCCATTTAATCCTGAAAATTACGAAGACACATCAGGGTCAACATCACCAATTTATATTGCGGTTTCACCTAGTATTAGTCAAATTATTGGAACACAAAATACTGTATTTGGAATTTTTTACACAGGTAACACTTTTGATAGAGATTTGATTTCACCTAGAAGAATAAATTACACACTAACAGGTAGTGTAGCTGATTTTAAATCAGATATTTTACCACTTACAAATCAAAAAGTACCTTTTTATTTTTGGCGTAACTTAGGTTATGACACTAGTGTTAATTATAATTTTCCATCATCTATTTTTGGTACAGAAAAAAATAACTGGGTAACAGATAAAGATATATTTTCTCCTTATGAATATCAAAGAATTAATAGATTTTACTTTCCTTCATTTAGGGGTGGGAATCAACAAGTTCAAAATTCATTTGGGTATGTTTATCAAACAAATCAGACTGGCGGGAATAACCCTAATATAGTTCAAGGAACATCAAATTACGAAACTATAACATCTGGACCGTATTATTTCTACTTTGGTATAAAAAACGGCGCAACCGCAATTGATAAATTTAGACAAAAATATATTCCTTCTGAATAATATGGACATTCAAAATTATTTAGTGGTTAAACCTGATTTGTTGAATGTTTCAGCACCACAAACTGATATTAGTATTAATTTACATTTAACTGAAAGTAAATGTCAAATCACCGAATATGACCAAACTTCAAATATTAGTTTATTCGATGTTTTTTACAATGAAAGACAACAATCAACAATTTTTAGGCCTATTATTAAAATATCTTATGTTTATGACAATAATATTGTAGGATATTGTTCAAACAATGGGTGGTCTAATTATTTAAATAATTTATATTATATTAAACCTTCAGAATCCATTGTCTCTGGACAATGGAGTGGACTACCATCACATCAAGAGTTTGAATTTATAAGAACCGACATAAAAAATACTCAACTAAATAATACAGATTTTTTAGGATTTATAACTAAAAGTTCCTCAACATACAATTGGGCGGTCAGACTTTCATACCCTTTTGAAAATGTGTATAATGTTAGAATGTCGTACGACTTCAAACTATCGTCAGCATTTCAATGGGTTGCTAGTGATGGAATACCATTTATTATATCTATTGGTGTGGACAATGGTTTGCAAATACTTCAATTTAGTTGTCCTGTAAAACACAATCTTTCAGTTGGAAATTATGTAGAACTATTACCAAACTTTATTTATAATAGTGGTAATACATATCAAGTTTATAGTTTAGGAAATAACACATATGGTTCTGATGAGTACATATTTAATCTTTATAATTTAGGTTATACTGGTAATACTTTTTTTTCTGGTAAAACTGGCACTTTAAGAAAAATTATAGACATTAATAATCCACAAGAGACTAAATCTAGATATTACATAAGAAAACATAGAATTTTAACTAATGATGAAGACACTATAATAACTAGAAATGGGTTTGAAGAAAATTCATATGCAAATAGAGCCGTTTATCAATTATCGGGAGCAACACCTAATGGTGTGGCAAATATTTTTACATACCAAAGCTCATATACTTACAACGCAACATTTGAGAAAGATTTTGACATATCTAATAGAATAGACAATAATGGCAAACCTATTACAGAAATATTTGTGTCATTTCAGTGGTGTGGATACATGGGATGGCACAATCAATTACAGAGAGGATGGCAATTTAATATGACAAGTGGAACAACCAATTCATGGTTTAATTTTTCAAATTCTGATTCAATAGAAAGTAACTTAAAAAAATATTACACAAGGACTGAAAGATCTTTAAATACTTCACCACTAAATACCTTTCAATTTACAGTAAATTTACCTAAAAAAAGTGGTGATACTATATTTGGTGATTTTTGTGAATATAATGACATAGAACAATTAGAAAGAGTAATATCTCCGTATATGAATAAATTTTCATATAATCAAACTATATTTACGACTGATGTTACGACTAATCAATCAAATCCAGATGGATTTTATTATCAAGTACATTTTCCAATTAAAATAAGAATTTTCTCAACATATCTTGAGTCAGCGCCTCAACCTTCTATAAATTCTGTTCCAAATTATTCTTTTTTTTCAGAAAATCAAAATGAATGGATTTGGCGAGATTTATATGATTATGGTTTTATAGATGGTGATGGCCGAGGACTTGACATTCCTTTTTTAAATGATGCACATTATCCATACAATAATATAATTTTTAAATTGTATTCAGATGAGTCATCTTTTGTAATTCCTGATTTTTATCAAATAACGATTGAACCTTTAAGTGACCCCTGTGAATAAAATTCAAGTATTATTTAATAACAGACAAAAAGAGATTGTCATTCCGTTAGAATCTTCTTGGGAGATATACGGACAACAAGATGGTATTGAACAATATGAAGCAAATGTAATTGAGGAAATTTTAAATCAAGATCAAGATTTTGAAGTTTCTAGATTTGAACACAAATCATATAATACAACGACAAAAGAAGCTACAGCGATACATTATGAATTTTGGCTCTATAATCCATCTTTAATTAATTCAAATCCAATAATACCATCACTATCTGGAACATGGGAAAACTCATACACGTCTAAATTTTCAAACAATGAAATCTATTTTCAAAGAGCTAAATTTAAAAAATCTTTTTGGAAACTTGATTTTTATGATTCACCTAGTTCAATTCGACAACAAAATTATATTACAATAATTTTACCAACGCACCAAGGTTTAACAGAGTTAAAACAAATTAGTCTTTTTCAAAATGTTTTATTAAAAAAACCAAAATATGTATTAGATTACATTGGAGACAAGGAGGGGTTTTTTATTTATTGGCTCAAAAAACGTAATTATTTAAATATTGATACATTTTATATGTCCGCAAAATTTTTTAATTCTAATAATGGACAATTTGTTAGAATGTTAAATAGATCTCAAACACAATTAACCAATATCTCAAACCCATTTACTTTTAATCAAGATGAGTATTTTTATTACCAAGTAAAATTAGATTATCTAACACAAAAATATCAAGTATTTAGTTTTCCTGGAATTGTTAGAGTTGGAACTGAAACGCAACCTATAAAATGGTATGAATATGTAAATCCTTAACACATGGAATCTCAAGTTATCAAGATTAACATTTCTCCTGAATTTATTACCACAAACAAGACAATCGTTCAAGTTTCTGGCGAAACTTATGGAATATATTCGGGCATTACACAAATGTTAACAAGTGGTCCAGATAACACATCATTATTTACAGGTTTTACGTTTCCGATTTTACTTACTCAAACTATTGTAGATATAGGATACTATTCAGTATTTGATGGCGCATTGTCACAAATAAATGTTGTAACTAATTTTATTTTTTCATCAACAACAAATAATCCATATACTTGGTACATATTTAATACATCTGATTTTGAATTTAAAACTTATTTATCTATATCAAATTATATTGTAGATTGGGGGGATAACTCACCAATTGAAGTGGTGTCAGGTTATAGCCCAAATTCAATAGCTCATACGTATCCAACAAATCCAAGTGGTTATACAATCACACTTCAACAAATAAGTATATTTGGAATTAATACAATACTTAAACGAATTCAAACTCCGTATCTAATTGTACCAATTTTAGACCCAAAAGGTGAAGCATTTTTTACCCCTATAATTGGAAATTGGACTGGTACACCTATTTCTTATAATTATATTTTTAGTGGTGACGCAATAAATAATGTACAAGCTCAAGTCACATCCGCGTATACACCAGTTCCGTTTACAGTAAGTGGGATCACAAAATCAAGACTGACAGAATTATACATATATGGTAGACCACCAAATTATCAAGTTAATACTCCTGTATTCCAAAATGGTAATATATTTGGTGTTATTACAGATATAAATGTAGTGTTTACCGCTTACACAATTCAAGATGTTAACTATGTTGATTATGCTGGCAAAGGATTTGGAGACGTTGGACCGACTCATTATTTTTTAGCTTCAAGAGGACTAACTGCCGATAATTTAGTAGCCGAACCTTTAGTTAAAGATGAATTATTATTAGGGATAGTGTCAGAACCCGAAGTGCAAGCGGACATTTTTATAGACAGAGGAAAAAATTCTGCATTAGAAAGAGTTCAACGACTTGGAGAGGTAGATGGGATTAGAGATTTGACAACATATGGATATGGATTTTTCGACTTTTCTTAAATTAAATTTTTGATATTTATAAAAAAAAAACAAAATGGCAATAGGAACATATGGAACAATACGACCAGCGGATTGTTCTCCAGAGGATGTGGAAATCCTCATGAATTATACACCATCTAGAGATGTGACTAATGATTTTGTACTTACAAAATTAGATGCTAGTCAAATTTTAAGACCATATTTTAACAATAATCAAACTGGTGGAAATACAAATGAAATATTAGGCGGCTTATACAATTTAAGATTACCGTCTCAAACATTTACACAACTTGGAATTTATACGTTATACATTAGACCAGCACAAATTAGAACAACAATTACAGATTGTAATGTTTTATCGGCGTTACCAAATGTTAAAGGTATTATAATTGACCTTTCTAATGTGCCTTCTCAGTTTGTTAACAAATTTCAAGCACAAGGATTAGTCGGGTTTAGAGTTGAGTATTTAGATAATACTGGAAGTAAAATTCCAAATTTTTTTCGTATAGTTACATCTAATTTTTTTTGTGAAGCAATTGTTCAAAATTTAACTAATACTTCACAAAAAGCAATTCGATACCGCTATAGTGAAGGTCAAACAAATTTGGTATTTTGTACGTTATCTCCGAGTGCATCTCCGAGCAATAATCCTGCGGCGACACCATTCATAGGTCAACCAGGACAAACTATAATTTTTTCAAATACATTTTTTAATCCTTTGACTGTTGAGATACAAGTCACACAATATGATTTAGAAACATTAAATATTGCTTTTTATGGAAATCAAACTAAATCTATGGAAGATGGTATCTATACGATTTATGATTCACAAAATAATATCTATTCTCAATTCAATCTGTATGAGATTAAAGACGAATTTGATAATCCGTTATATGAAGTAAAACAAAATAGAGGTGAAAATATTGATTTTAGTAAATCATTTCAATTAATTGCGGCTCAATAAATAAATGATTAGGAGATTTTTTAGAACAAACGGAGCTTCAGGAGCTGACACGCCATTTGATAACCTTGTTGGTTTACAAACGGTCACTGGAGGAGGTCTAACTCAAGGTAATTTTCAATTTGATGTTTCTTTATCCGAAAAAAATAATAGAACGTTTAATATTGGAGTTTTTAGTGAACCAATATCTTTAGATAGTTTAGGACTTATATCTATTGATGAGTCTAGAGAATTACAGTCTAAAGAATATCAAGTTTTTCCAAATATTGATCTTTCATTAGTTACAAATTTTACATTATATGGTTCATTAAAAAAACGTCTAGAAGTTTCTATTCAAAAAATATTAGGACATTTTCCAGCTGGAATTGTCATTAATTTTTATAATTTGGATTTAACAACTGGTAATACCGCATATAATATTTCATACAATGTCGAGTCCGATCTTACAACTTTTACAATAAATGTTGAAAAAATACAAAATCCATTTTCTATAGATTTTACTTCAAGATCTAGAATAAATTTACAAAATAGAGAAACTGATTTTTCACCAATCAGAGATTTAACAAACAGATTTAGAGATTATGTTTTAATTGTCAATTCAACTTCATATACGGTAATAGATTTTAAGCCTTCAAATAATTTATTTTCAGGTACTCTGATTATTAAAGTTTTAGGTAGACCATTTTATGATACTGTTACTATTTCAAATCTAATAATTCGACCAAATGATTTGATTGTTGAAAAAATATTTTCTGAAGAGTTTGACGAAGTAACTCAATTTTTATTAAATAGATTAGTACTTCCAAAATACACAGCAAATTTTGTTTTACCAGTAGAAGGTAATAATGGAGTTGTAGGATTAGAAACACAAAGTGTTACATTTCCACTTGATGGTTCTTGGAATTTAGATATAAGAACAAACAATTTTACAAATTATTTAGAACTTTTGAATAAAATTGGAGAACAATTTGACCAATTTAAAACTAATCTAATAACTAGATTTTTAACTACTAATGCTTTTTTAGAATTTGATACATCAGAGCAAAAGGTGTTTAAAATACTTCAAATATATGGTAGGAGCTTCGATCAAATAAAATTGTATATTAGCGCGTTAGCTAACATGACAAATGTTCAATATCAGTTAGGTAGTACAATTCCTGACGAGTTACTTAAGTATTTGGCTGAAACTTTAGGGTGGAAAATCAATATATCACCAATTGTCCAAAATGAATATTTGGAATCAACATTATCAACTACAACAGATAGCCAATATGAAGGGTATTCTCGCGAACTAACAGAAAATGAAATCAATTATCAATTTTATCAAAATTTAATTATTAATTCGGCATATTTGTACAAATCTAAGGGGACTAGAAAATGTATTGAATTTTTATTAAGATTTTTAGGAATACCAGAGGCCATTACGGAATTTAACGAATTTGTCTATGTTGTTGATCAAAAAATTGATATGAGTCAATTTTATAATCAACTCTATGATATTACTGGAGGAACTTATGTTCAAGAAGTTACAGTTCCAGTAACAGATGATGTTTATCAATTATTTGGAGTATCTTACACAGGATTTAATTCATCTACAATTGTTAATTCAGTAAGTGTAAATTTTGATAACTACGCGGTTGACGAGTTTGGTTATCCCTACGCTCCAGTAGAAACCGATGAATATTATTTTGAAAAAGGTTCTGGTTGGTTTGAATCAACTCCACAACATAGAAGCCCTGAAATAGTAATTTCTACTACGTCAGTTTTTACTGGTTCTAGTCCTTTTGTACAAACAGAGTTACAACCTTTTTCTTATGGACAAGAATATTTTTCACAATGGAGATCTTTTCCTTATATGAATTTAGGATTTAATTTAAAATTAGTTAGAGATAACAAAAAATCGTGGCAACCTTCAGTTTTAAGGAAAAACTCTGATGGTGGTTTTAATGCTTATTACATTGTACAAAATGATAAATTAATAATAAATCTTAAAAATATAGAAATTTTTTTAAATCCTGGACAAGGTCTTTTATATGATGTTTGGTATATGTCAAGGAATTTTAACTACCCAATTCCTAATTCAGGTATGACCCCAGCTTATCCTAGTTTGGGGAGTTATAATTGGAGTTTTATTAATCCTGAGGCAAATAAAAAAACATTTTTTGAATTTCAAATAGATTTTATACGTTCTACAATTAATGTGAGAGATAGGTGGTTTAGTTCTGACGGTAAAACAAGTGGGTATTCGTCTTTATTAAATATTTTTTATAATTTTTTACAATCTCAAGAAAATGTCGGTGTTTCTAATTTTAATTTTAATTATCAAAAACTTATAGAATATACTGAGGGAATTGGGTCTAATTGGGTAAGAGTTATTGAACAATTTATTCCCGCGACCACAATTTGGCAAACAGGTATTAGATTTGAAAATTCACATATGCAAAGACAAAAATATTTATGGAGAAAACAACAACAATGTTATTTAGTTCCAATTTATGTGACTCCACCACCACCTAGTAACACTAGAACTCCTAGTAGTTCTCCAAATATAACCCCAACTCCTAGTAAAACTAGAGCTCCTAGCAGTTCTCCAAATCCAACTCCCGCATTTACTCCAACTCCTAGTAAAACTAGAGCTCCTGGTACTTCTCCAAATCCAACTCCCGCATTTACTCCAACTCCTAGTAAAACTAGAGCTCCTGGTAGTTCTCCAAATCCAACCCCTACACCTACCCCTACTAAAAATGTTGGATCTGTAATAACGTGTACAATAGGTACTATATCTGGGTGTATTGGAAATATAGTCGAGTTACCAGTAACAATTCAAACGAATATTGGTATTGGAGCAATTAGTTTAGCGATTGATTTTGATAGTGCAAAGTTAAGAGGATTTAGTCCTGTTGGAAACCCACCAGAACCATCAATAACCTCTTTAAGTCCTCTATTAGCTGGAGCTGGGATTGCCAATGTAACCACATTTACTGGACAAGTACCAAATCCGCCATTTAATGCAACAACTCGAACCCAATTTAGATTTGCGTGGTCTAGTTTAACAGCATTTCAACAGAATGGTATATTATTTAAAATTAGATTTCAAATTTTAGCCGTAGGAAATCATATTGTAAAATTTGATACAGCAACTGGAGGAAACTGTGAGATTACAGATATAGATGCAATAGTTCAACCAACAACATTTATAAATGGAAGTGTAACATCAAATTGTTAGATACTAAATATGAGAATTGTAAATCCAAATAATAGAGTTTTTGTTTTAAACTATAACAGTGTAGTTTCTGGACAATTATTTTCGTTTAATTGTAATTATCAATATGTAACTACAAATATATTTCCTTGGTCAAGGACTTCATCTAGTGTAACATCTTTTTCAGATATTCTTTTTATTTTATTAAATAATTATCTTATAGAACAAGAAATAGTTTTAAATGATTGTTTGACAAGTTCTTTAGTATCGTTTTGGTATGTCGATGTTTCAATAAACAATACTAGATTAGTCCATTTTCCATTTTTTAATGGTTATGGAACACAACAAGTACCTAATGACAATCTATGGAGATCTGCAGTAAATTCTGCGTTATCAGAATTACTGAATTTTAATTATTATTATTTTTTTGTTGGTGATGTTGTAACTATTTATAATCTTTTGTGCCCTAATACACAAAATTTAATAAGTGTTGATATTAATATAGGAATAAATTTTATAATTGAATGTAATTAAAATATGGCGGCACCACTAACACTTTCATATTCTGTCACAGGAACTTGTCAAAATGTAAACCCCGGGTCTGTTCAAATTTATGCTAGTGGGGGAATAGAACCATATTTTTACACTTGGTTAGATCCGTTACAATTTACTAGTTCTTTTGTTACAGGATTAGGATCTGGGGTTTATAACGTATTAGTAAATGATAGTGCCGCCCCAGTAAATAATTCTATTTATTTAAGTGTTTCTGTATCAAGTGGAATATGTTTAAGTTTGGTTACATCTGCAAATACAACTTGTGGCGATTCAAATGGTTTTATAGTTGTTTCAGCAAAAACCGATTACACTCAGATTAATTATTTTCTTATAGATAATAATAATAATAATAATATTATATCTTCACTTGAAAATAATCAATTTATTGCAACATTTGATAATTTAAGTGCTGGGACATATACCGTATTAGCAAAAAGTTTGGCAGGTTGTTCTGCTAAAACAGAAACAATTATTATAAATTCAGGTAAAACTATAAATTTTGGTTTTTATACTGTAAATAATACTTCTTGTGATTTGAATTCTATTGGTAAAATTTTTATTACAGGTCTTACAGGTAATGGTCCATTTATTTATAATTGGAGTAATGGTTTTACTGGGTCATCAATAACAGGATTAACTGAGGGGGTATATGGTTGTACTGTAACAAGTGCGGATAATTGTGTTTTAACTAAAACAACTTCTGTAGGGTTAGAACCCTCATTAGGCCTAGGATTTTGGAGCGCATTAACAACACCAACGTGTTTCAATAATGATGGATCTCTTGTATTAAAAATAACAGGTGGAACGGGTCCTTATTATTATTCGGCCTCGAATAGTAATATTATAATCTCTTACGATCAAACACAAACATTTACAAACTTACCTGAAGGAATATTCACTGTAAATGTCACAGATGCTACATTTTGTAAACAAATTTTTTCTACAAATATTGATAATTTAAATACAATAAATAATGTAACTTTTATAGTTAATGATTCTTTTTGTAGTTTGACTAATGGATCAATAATAATTCAAATATTCGGCGGGACACCACCATTTACTTATACATTATCAGGGGTTAATAGTTCAGAAATTGTTACAACTAACAGTGTTGAATATAGTTTTAATAATTTGAGTTCAGGCGATTATAATATTACTGTTACAAATATAGGGTTATGTACTTATACAAAAAATTTTACAGTTTTAACTCAGAATAAATTTACACATAATATTAATGTAATTGCCACTACTTGTGGAAACAATAATGGTATTTTGACAATAGATATAAGTTCTGGTGGTACACCACCATATATGTATGAACTTTCTAATGGATTTGCAACTCAAACTCCACAAACAATTTATTCTTTTTCTAATTTATCTTCTGGACCATATTTTTATAGTGTCACTGATGTTGATGGTTGTCGACAACAAGGTAGTATTTTTATTTCTGCGTCCGAAATGGTTAATTTTGAACTTTATTCAGTTCCTTGTTTATCTGGTAATAATGGCTCAATAACAGTTTTAATAAGTAGTGGATCTCCGCCATTTATATTTAATTGGTCAAACAATGTAATAGATAATCCACAACAAATTTATGTTACTGGTTTAACCGCTGACACATATTCATTATTGATAATAGATGTAAATGGGTGTAGTTATTCTGCAACAACAGTAGTTGATTGTTTTGATATTATATCAACATATCAAGTATATGGTATGGCCCAAAATAATTTTTCATATATTTCTAATTCTAGAAGAGGAATGTTAGAGATGTTAAATCAAGGTTACGCTAATTTAACATCAGGATTAGGTGGTTGCTTACTGAGTGCAACTACATTTACAATACAAAGTCAAATACAAGATACTTTAATATCTAACTTATTTTTTACAGGAGCTTCGTTATTACAAATTCCTAGTGATACTCAGTGGTATGATGCTGTTTATAGTCTTTTTTCACCATATGCTAAAGTATTAACTATAAATCAACAAACAACTAATTTAACAATTGAGATACCAAATAATCCTCCGAATCCTGTATTTACTGTTAATTTATTAATTGACTATGTAATAAATTGTTTTTCAACACCAACACCGACTAACACACCATCTTTTACACCGACTAACACACCATCTTTTACACCGACTAAAACAACCACTATAACACCTACAAGTAGTTTTGGTAATTTACCAACTAATACCGTCACACCATCACAAACTGTTTCTATTTCTAATACAATTACACCAACAATTACACCAACAATTACACCAACAATTACCAACACAATAACTCAAACAATTACAAATACTAAAACAGGAACACCAACTATAACTAATAGTCAAACACCGACACTTTCACTGACTTGTTTAGGTGTCACAGTTAACTGTTATGAATATTTATTAAGTAATATTGGATACGCATCAACCACTTATCAATATAAAGATTGTTCAAATACAACTCAAATTATAACAATACTTAGTAATAATTATAGTGTAATTTGTGCCATCCCAAATACAATTTCAAGAATATCTGGAGCGGTTACACCATTCCCTGAAATAATTGATGGTGGTACTACTTGTGGTTCTGTGTGTTTACCTATTACACCAACACCAACAAATACAATAGGGATTACACCAACACCAACAAAAACATTAACTAATACGCCTTCAAACACGTTAACTAACACACAAACACCAACAAATACTTATACTCCTACTGAAACACCAACAAATACACAAACACCAACAAATACTTATACTCCTACTGAAACACCAACAAATACACAAACACCAACAAATACTTATACTCCTACTGAAACACCAACAAATACACAAACACCAACAAATACTTATACACCATCTAACACTGTAACAAATACAAATACACAAACACCAACAAACACTATAACACCAACGACAACAAGTTCGATAACTCCGACACCAACTAACACTATAACAAATACTGTAACAACCACTGTAACAAAAACAAGTGTTACTTCTTATAGCTATAGTAATTTAGGTACTGGTGGTGGTGATATTGAGGCTTGTGGCGAAAGCGGTAATACATTTTATGGAATAAGATCGTCATTTGCTAATCTTCAGGAGAATGACATACTTTATATTGACTCTAATTTGACCACACCGGCGGTTGGATTCACTTATGTGTCAGATAGTTCTATCTATTACGAGGTTAATGGTACTACTGGGTCAATTGTAGGGATCCAGGCTATGTGTACATTATTTTAAATAATATGGCATTAATTGAAATATCATCAATAACTGGAAATTCACCTTATCAGTTATTTGTTTCCGATGTTTATGGAAACAATGAAACTTTTATTGCGTCTTTTTCGGGGGCAGTTCCACCTTCTCAATATTTTACGTTACCATCTTTATTTGATACAGCCCCTATTGTGTTAATTAAGGTGATAGACTCTAGTGGGTGTATAACATATCATCAAGCAAGTTGTCAAGTTATTGTACCGTCACCTACCTTAACACAAACTGTCGGGTTTACACCAACACCAACACTTTCTATTACCCCTATTGTCACAAACTCAACCACACCTCCTATAACACCAACAATTACACCTACAAATAGTATTACACCAAGTGTAACAATCACTCCAACTGTTACCCCTACACCTTCAACTGTATTCATGTATGCGTATTTGTTTATAGAACCATTCTCAGGATCAACCGACATTGGTGACTATATGGCAAATGTGGGTAGTGGTTTCTATGGATTCACAAATGGTTTTGGACCAGACACTTCATCACCAAATCAATTTAATATTGATATGAATGAATATGTATCGTATAGTGGTTGGACAAACAACTTCCCTTCTGTCAGAAGTCAATTAATACCAATATCATCAGGAGGTTTAGATTCATTTGGTAATGCAAAAATAGCATACAACTTCACAACACATGAGGTTCCGATTGGAACTGTCGAAGGTCTAGCATGGTACACTTGGATAATTATGACTGGTGATACGGGCGGCGGAATACTTAGATCAATTGGATATACGACAGAAGGAAACCCAAATTCATTAACAAATGTGTTTATGGACTCCACAATTTACAATAATACATTTACATATACAGGATCAACTATACCTATTGGGACTTATAGGGTTTATACTACTTGGGCGTCAACACCATTTCAAATTGATAATTCATCAACAAATATTTTCTTCAAAGGTGACAAAGTATCCTTCTAAAGTAGTATTTATCAAAAATGAGTTCTTTATCCTATAATAACCCAAATACTCCTTATAAAGTAGGAGTCCAAAGTTCTATTCCATCGACTTCAACGATAGGTACAACATTTAGTGTTTTTGACACTGGTGGTTATATGGAATTTTATAATTTATCAGATTTAGTATGGCAATATACTGGTGGTACGGGACAAATAACAGGGGCTACAATCCCAATTAATTTTATAAAAGGTAATGGCACGGCTATAAATCCAGATTACTTAGTTTTGAATTCAGACAACATTTCAACAGGTAGAAGACGACTAGGAATGTTGGCCTATGTACAAGAAACAGGATTAATATATCAATTCACCATACCAAATTATGATTCATTATGGTCAGCAATAACTGGCTTGACAGGATCATCAGCAATAACGGTAACCGATTTTGCAACAATTGTTCGTGCTAATTCTCAACCAAGTATTGATTTTATCAATGCATGGACGGGATCTTCGATTGATGGTTATGATGCCCCATGGAGTGGTGCTACTTGGAGAGTATTACCAGGTTCTTATGCCACAATAACAGGTGGTACTTATTTTTCAGCAACATCGATTCTTGAATTGTATAACACAACTGGTGGCACTGTATCAATACCCGTTGAAGGTATAGCGGGTACTGCAGGAAGTTCAGGCTCAAGTGGAACAAGTGGATCTTCAGGAAGTTCAGGATCATCAGGATCGAGTGGTTCTTCGGGATCTAGTGGAACGAGTGGTTCATCAGGAAGTTCAGGAACATCAGGGTCAAGTGGAACAAGTGGTTCATCGGGAAGTTCAGGAATATCAGGTTCATCAGGATCTAGTGGAACGAGTGGTTCATCGGGAAGTTCAGGAACATCAGG